TTACGAATCTGCGGGAGAACTTCTTCAAATACCCACGCTTCAAATGGTTCAGCTTCTGGTTTACGAGATTTGATGATCAGGCGGTAAAGATTTGGTTCATTGATGAATGTCATTTCTTGCACCGCACTTTTGGTAGGGGTGTCGCGTTTCGCTACACCCCCTGCTTTACAGTGTTTTGAAATAGCATCACGTGGGTTTGAGTAACCGAGAATATCGCAAACATCATTCGCACAAAACCAAGGCTCCTGATTTTTATCAGTGATGACTCGAACAGAATTAGATTTGAAAGTAAATGCTGAAAATTGAACTTGATTTTTCATTGTGTATTTCCTTTTTGAGAGGATTGATAATTTACCCATAATTGGGCGACCAACGGCTCAAAACCAGTACACAATCTGGCGGAGTTATTCCCTTTCGGTATTGTATTCCTCGCACCGTCGGTCATTGATTCTTTGAGAACTTTATAATGGCGGTAAAATTCTCAAATTTTAGATACAAAAAAATCACGCTGACGGGGTGAATTAATTCCGTTGTGTAAAAGGCTTTTGAGACCTTGGGATAAATCCTACCCTTGAAATAGGAGCTTGTCAAGGGTAGTCAGAGATTACATTTCTTTATCTGAATGCGCATGCAATTCTCGGTGCGCCGCATTTGCTAAGAAATGGCTACGATCTTTATAGTAGTTACCCATTGCTGCAACACGGCGATCAATGCGCGTTAATAAATATTCAGGTAAAGACACATTAATACGCTGTTTTTTACCTAAGTATTCTGAAATATCAACGTCAACTAAAAGCCAAGTATCAAAATCAGCATATTCAGGATCGGCTTTATAGTGCGTTACGCCTTTATCTTTTAGCGTGGTAAGATCAAAACCATCTTCAACCATCGCTTCAAGCATCATTGTAATGGCTTCTGACACCATTGGTAATAAATCATCAACATCGTCAGCACCGCTAAAACAACCATAATCTAATTGACAAAGTGCAGGAACGATCATTCCGTATGCTTGGTTTTCATTTTCTGGGGTTTCAACACCTACGGTAAAAATCATTTAATACTCCTCCGATTAAGCTCGGCAGAGCTTAAAGCCCTGCCGATTTTTTAATGGATTTTAAAGTTCCGATTGCTAAATCTTGTTTGGGGTGCGGAACTGGAAATCGCTTTCCAGTTTTCGGCGAGAACCAAATTTGATGATCACCTTTTCCATGCCTAACAAAATAACAACCATTTGCTTTAAGCTCCTTGATTAAGTCACCTGAGTGCATGCATCCTCCTTTGTCTTAATCAAGATGAATTATAATACACAAATACACACAAATCAAGATGAAGTGTAATAAAAATGCGGTCAAAATCGACCGCACTTCCCTACCCCAAAAACATAAACTTAATCTTCGCCCCAGTAAATGCACCTTTTAGGAATCTCACACCCTTAGCACGCTCACGATACATATGCGCAGGGGAAATATGGAGCGCGGTACAAATATCTCGTTCATTTGCTTGCTGAACGTATAATGCCATTAAGATTTGATATTGCAGCAAGCTATCCTCGTGAAGATTCATAATCTGCTCCTCAATTTTTAAGCACTCGTCATCCGTCAAGAATCGAATGTGAGCCTTGCGCACGGTAGGTAAAACAGGAATAGAAATTGTGGTGCTTGGGTATTCTGTGCCAATTCTGTCTCTACCCCAGCAATTACCCCACTTTTCCAACACTCTCTCAATGCTATACGACATTCTACTCTCCTTCCAGCTCTTTAATTTTTGCTTTGTAATGCTTAATAATCGCCTTGCAATCTTCAATGGTATATTTCTTTGGCTCATGGTCTTGGCGTTCTAACCAAGCTACCTTATCCGCACCGATTTTATTGACGAGATTGATTCTGTACTCAATAATGTTTCCGCTCTTGTGGTCATTACATGGTGCACATTGTTTATGCACATTCAGCTCACAAAATCGTAATTCAGGGCACGCCCCCACACTCCGATAATGCCCTGCATGGTATTGCCCTTGATGATACCGACCACAACTGATACAAGGCTGGTCTTTATCTCGTAAACGGATAAATTTATTAAATACTGATTGCGCCTCTTTCAGCCATTCTGAACGACTTTTTAATTTGGCTTTACGTTCCCTTTGCTTTTTCTTTTCTGCTCGTTCTTGTGTTTTTTTCGCATTATCTCGGGCTAATTTAATTGCACATTCAGGCGAGCAAACTTTCTGTGTTGAGCTAAAGGTTTTTACAAACGGTTTACCACAAACTTTGCATTTATACTCTTTCGCCATTAGCCAAACACCATATTAAAAATAACCCAAACCGCAACAATCCAAAGCACGATTTTTAACTCTAGAATATCGTCATCGTTTAATTTCATTTAAAATCCCCATCTATCGTTAAATCTCACACCATTTTGCACGCCCCATGCGGTCGTATATTCAATCAAGCTGGCCATGCGTCTAACACCCATTTTTGATGTTTGCTCCCGTACATTAACCAACTCTCCTTCAATTCCGGTAACCAACTTATAGGGTAGCTTTGTTGCGATGGTATGCCCGCTCACCAATAAATTTTTCCATCCGTATAAATCGTATTTGTCGCCTTGCCATAACGCCTGATTTGATATATCACCAAGCATTGCATGAAATTTATCGTTCTGTTCCATTGAGCGGGTTTTTACTTTTATCTCCACAACAAGAGGATCTGATTCGCTTATTGGCAATTGGCGGATAGTATCGATCACTCGATTTCTTACTGCCTCATTGACTAAATACATCCGAGGGTAATTATGCTCCATCGTAACCACCTACTTTCTTGATAAAATCAAGGCTAATTGAACGCGTGACATAGTCTTCCATTGTCGGATCAAAGACTACGACCATTTGCCCTTTGTTATTCCCCTTGATTTCTTTTCCTGTTACAGGGTTGATAAATGCAATTCGTCCACCTGTGATATCAATCACTTCATTTGCAACGTTGTGAATATGGTTTTGATACCACTGCGTAGATTTGTCGTTGTTGAGTAACATCACGACTAAATGACCATCATCGCATAACACCTTGGCGCGCTTAATAAATGGCGTTACGTTAGAGTACGGAGGATTGACAAAAATAGACGCTTTAGACAAACCACCTTTAAATGCATAAAGGTTAAAATTTAAAAAATCATCAGCTAATCCACCTTCCCCGAAATAAAGCTTAACAAGTGCATTATCTCCATTAGCACAGCCATCAATATCAAAATCAAAGCGCTTGTTTAGCCAATTAAAAAAATACTTCGGTGTTTGCCATGTATCTTTATCAAATTGTTGTTCTGTCATTGCAATGCCCCTTTCATTATTGCCATCAAGCTATCGCGCGCCTTATCAGCCTTCGCTTTATCGTAAAAACTTGGTTTTACTGGAATCATCTTCGGAATATCCTCAAAAGGAAAATTCGACCGCACTTTTTCTGCCGCTTCTGTGAGTAATTTCGGAATAGCTTTCAACGTGTCCTCTTCCGATTTTTTCTTGCACTTTTCGTACAGATTTTTAAGCAACCAAAATTCCACTTTTGAACGATATTGAAATTCATCCCGATTGAATCGGGCATAGCCTAAGAAAGTTTTATAACGTTGGTATAATTCTGCTTCGTTCGGTAAACCCAATACGTGATAGTCTTCACTGCACCAAGCAATAAATTGTCCGACACTTGGGAAAAATGGACTTTCAGAACCTGCTGCACGATCTAATCCTCGTTTTAATGCCAATGGGGTCATCACATCCGCTTTGATCAATTCTTCAAGCCATACTTGCTTGGTTTCGTTGTAAGTCTCAATGCTGTCAAATGCTTGTTTCCAAGCGGGGAAAAGCGACTTCAATCGGGTAAACATCCGGTCAATTAATTTCGTTGCATTGCTGGAAACATCGGATTTTTCGACCGCACTTTTCTGAGTTGGTGTGATTGCATTCATCGTAAATACTCCGGAATTAAACTTGGATCGACGTTTAATTTTCTTCCCACGCCCCATGTTCCGTTATCGGCGAAAGGGTCATTGCTTGCACTTGAGTTTACCGTTCGATTAGGTAAGGACTTCAGAGCAAATAATCCTGTGTAGGTATTGGCAATAGATTGATCCAAAATCGCCCTAGCCAAATCAGGACTTCCCCCACAGAGTTTTTCCAAGTCTCGCAAACATCGCTTAATCGTATCTTGAGTTTTAATTTCCGCCCGCTTGGCTTTACGCATTCGGCAATAAGCGATCCATGTCTCACGATCGACATAATCCGGCAAAGGAATATTTTCTGCGTTGATTTTCCCATTTGCAGGCGTAGCCGATTCCCCTTGGGGGGATATAGGGGGGGTATCTTGTATATTGTTTTTAATATTGTTTATTGTGTGTGAACTTTCTTCACAGATGACTTGTGAACTTTCTTCACAGGTGCTGTGAACTTTTTTCACATGTGAACTTTCTTCACAAGTGGTTTTTGAGTAAGAATTCACCGCATAAACGCCAGTGTTTCTTGCGCCATTTTTTTTAATTAACAAGCCGTATTTAACAAGTGATTCACAGGCTTTAATCACTGCACTATTGCTTAGTCCAGTTGCTTTCATAAACTGACTGATTGAGATATTGTCGCTTTCTTTGTTCCAGCCTTTGGTTTTTCGGATAACCACCAGATAACACTTCAATTCTGCTCCGGTTAAATCAGGCAGTAGTTCATCAATAACAGCATTTGGCACTTGTAAAAAGTTAGGGATAAATTTAGATTCGTTACTCATGCTGCCGCCTTGTTTAGCATTGTTGATAGTTTGGCTAAACCCTTTGCAGTTACTAATACTTGAGGGTAGATTTTTTCTGTGCCGTCAGGTTGTGTGACAGGGTGTGCTTTATGCTCTAAATAACCGCGTTGCAATTTGTCTTGATAAGCAATCCAAGCGGATCCAACAGTGCGCTTATAAATCCAACCATGAGCAAATAAAAATTGGGTGAATGCTCTTGGTTGCATTTGTAAGTGTTTTGCAGCATTAGTGAGATTCATTGCGCCTTCGGTTGCGGTTGCTAAACGATCAAACGCCTCCGCCTTTGGGGTAAGCTCGATCACCCTTTCGGAATACGTTGCAAGCGCGCCACGCAAGTAAACTGGGTCGTTTAATAGCATCATAGGATCAGTGGATTTCGCCACTTTTTCCATCTCAATAAAATATTGTCTGGCTTGTTTTCCTTTTTCGTTGCGCTCAACCATTGATAGTTCTTTTGCCATATCAATGGAAATGTGAACTTCTTTCTGAGGGCGACCCCCTACATGGTTTTTCTCATTTTTGAGTAAAACTACAAAGTCTTGATTTTCAACGAATTCATATTCTGAGATTCGTCTTTGGATCCAGTCTGAAAATCTCGTTGAGACTTCCAAGAATGAATGTAATTCTCTCGCATTTACCGTTTTAACTTCGGAATTGTTGATTTTGCTATTGCTAATCTGAATTAGATTTGCCATAATCACCTCGTTTAACACTTTATTAATTAGCCACGGTTGCCGCCGTGGTTTTTTATTACCGTTTATTTAGCGAGATCACGCACTCGATTGAGTGTTGTGTTGCTGCTAAATGCTTGTTTAATAATTTGCGGATCACGTCTTCTTCATCGGTTGTGATTTCGCCATCTGCCAGCGCTTTTTCTAACTCCTCAAACAACAATCCACGAGCGGACAGTTCACGCAGTTGTAAAGTTGAGATTTCTACTGAGTCCAATTCGCCTGCGACTGGTACCGGTACAAAATGGCCGCCAGCACTTCGGCAAAGCTCCTCGATAAAATCAGTACAGCCATACTCAAGCTGCAATGCGATTAATTCTTCGTTTTTAAAACGTTGCCCTTTCGTCTGATAAAGACGATTGTTCAGCTCTGCCTCTGAAAATCCAAGAAACCCTGCAACCGCACTTTTGCCGCCAGGTATCTTTTCAATCATTTCCATAATGACTTTCTTCATTGCCATAATTTTTGCCTTATTTTTATGGTTTTCTTTTCAATTGGTGTTGGTAAATTACAGTCATGCGATAATCGCAGAGCCTGACTTAATAGGTTTGCTAAAGTGTCGAATTTCTTCCGCAGAGACAGAACCTTCCAAGGCTTGAGATAGAATCTCGGAATATCTTGTCTCGCCTGTATATTCAGTTCGTGGTAAAGAATTTGATGTGCGCCATTTATAAACAGCTCGGACAGAAAGTCCGCATAAATCGGCCACTTTAGCTGCACCCAAAGAGTCAATAATATGTTTTAAGTTTTCCATATATAATCTCTTTAAATGAACTTTGAGTACATTTTAATTTAGAACTGAAAGTACTTCAAGTTTTATTTATAATTGAACCGCTGGTTCAAAGGTGAAAAAATGATTACAGAAGAAAAAATTAAACAGGACTTTGCCGCACGGCTAGACATTGCGTGCAAAAGAAAGAACTTGCCAGAAAAAGGCAGGGGAAAAGTTATTGCAGATATACTGAAAATTACGCCAAAAGCAGTGAGTAAATGGTTCAATGCGGAGACATTGCCAACTCAAGCAAATATTTATGTATTGGCTGATTTTTTGGGCGTAACAAAAGAATGGCTAACTTATGGCGATAAGAATGCCTCTATTGAGAAAATCGAAAAGCAAATATCCTACCCTTTGCTAAGTCCAATCCAAGCAGGACTATGGACTGATATTAGATCGCTTGAGGGATTTGACGGTTACGAGATGATCCCAAGTACAGTCATAGCCTCTGAAAACTCCTTTTATTTACGAATTGAAGGGAAATCTATGCTCCCGCGTTTTAATGAGGGCGATCTGGTTTTAATCGATCCTGATATTGCACCAACCCCAGGAAAATTTGTGGCCGCAATCAATGGCAACAATGAGGCGACATTTAAACAATACAAAGAGCTCGGTACAAGAACAGCAGAAGGCATACCGCACTTTGAGCTTGTCCCGCTTAATCCAATGTTTCCAACATTAAGCTCACTTAACCAAGAAATCCGCATTATTGGTGTGGCAAG